TAAGGAGATGAAAGAATATGGTGTACGAAATGCTACTCTTATGGCTATTGCTCCAGTTGAGTCTAGTAGTGTTGTTATTAATTCTACAAATGGAATAGAGATGCCAATGAGCCTTATCTCTACCAAAGAGTCTAAGGCAGGTTCATTCACACAAGTGGTTCCTGAATATCAGAGATTAAAAAATAGATATCAGCTGATGTGGGAGCAAACTGACTGTGTTGGTTATCTAAAAACAGCGGCGGTATTGGCAGCATATGTTGATCAAAGTATTTCTACAAATACATTCTATAATCCGGCACACTTTCCAGAACGTAAAGTGCCTACTACATTGATTGCTAAAAATCTCATGCAGGCTCATATGTGGGGATTGAAAACATTTTACTACAGTCTAATAAACAAGAGCGGATCTAGAGCAGAAGATGAGCAACCGAAACAAGAATACAAAGAAGTTGAAATAGAAAATGAAGAAGATTGCGAGGCGTGTAAACTATGAGTAAACAACAATATAATTTAAAGACAAAGACAGATTATCTACATCGTAAGATGTTTTTAGATCCTAGCGGACCAGTTACTATCCAGAGGTTCGAAGAAGTAAAATATCCTAAGATCGTAAATTTTGAAACTACAGCACGTGGTTTCTTCTGGGTCCCGGAAGAGATCAGTCTTACCAAAGATGCTAACGATTTCAAAGAATCCAGCGAAGCTATAAAACATATCTTTACTAGCAACCTACTTCGTCAAACTGCTTTGGACAGTCTCCAAGGTCGCGGCCCAAGTCAGATCTTTACACCCGTAATCAGCTTGCCAGAATTAGAAGCCTTGGTCTACAACTGGACTTTCTTTGAAACAAACATTCACAGTCGCAGTTACAGCCACATCATCCGTAACATCTACAATGTGCCTAAAGATGTGTTCAACACTATTCATGATACTAATGAAATTGTCGATATGGCATCAAGTGTAGGAGATTATTACGATCGCCTACATCATATTAATTGTTCAAAAGAAACAGGTGGTCAGTATTCAGAAGAAGCACACATTCGTGCGATTTGGTTAGCTCTGAATGCCAGTTATGCTTTAGAAGCATTCCGCTTTATGGTATCGTTTGCTACTAGCCTAGCAATGGTTGAGAACAAGATCTTTATTGGCAATGGCAATATCATCAGCTTAATCTTACAAGACGAATTACTACATAAAGGTTGGACTGCCTATCTTATCAACCAAGTGGTCAAAGAAGATCCAAGATTTGCCAAAGCTAAAGCAGAGTGCGAAGCAGAAGTTTATAGTATGTATGAAGATGTTATCCGTGAAGAAAAAGCCTGGGCAGACTATTTGTTCAAGAAAGGTCCTGTGATTGGATTAAACGCACAGATCCTTAAAGATTTCGTAGACTATACAGCAGCAGGTGCTCTAAAAGATATTGGAATCAAATACCAATCCAGTGCTCCAAAAACTACACCAATCCCGTGGTTTAATAAACATTCGGACACTAGTAAAAAGCAGACTGCTTTACAAGAAAGTGAATCAACAAACTATGTCATTGGTGTTATGAGTGATAGCATCGAATACGACGAACTACCAGCCATCTAAGGAAATTTTATGAAAGCAATCGTATGGAGTAAGTATAATTGTCCCTTCTGTGATCAAGCGAAAAATCTGCTAAAAGCAAAGGGCATTGAATTTGAAGAACGTAAAATTGGCGACGGTTATTCAAAAGAAGATCTTTTGGAAGCTGTGCCTACTGCTAGAACAGTTCCGCAGATATTTTTAAACGGTGATCTGATCGGCGGTTTTACTGAACTGAAGAAACATCTACAAGGATAAACATGTTAATTGATAAAGGCGTAACAGCTGGAGAAGTAATAACACTGAAATTAACCAGCGGAGAAGAAATAGTCGCTACGTTAGTAGAAGAATCACCTACATACTACAAATTGAAAAGACCTATGGTTTTAGGAATGGGACAACAAGGCCCGGGATTGATGCCCTACTTGTTCACCGTAAATCCTGATAAAGAAATCAAACTGTTAAAAACCACAGTAGTAATGGCAGAAGTCACAGATAAATCCTTTGCTGATCAATTCATTCAAAGCACCACTGGAATTAAGCTGGTGTAAATAATTAAAGGATAGGAGAAAAAATGCCTCGTGAACAAATAACATCTACCTTAACAGGAAACGTAGGAGGTACAGTCAATATACCTGCTCACTGGGATGAGCTGAATACATTAGCAACAAATATTCAGCAGTTAACAACTGCTGTTAACGGCCTAACTCAGCAAATGAATTCTAGCATGTTCGGACCAACAGCTAAGACTGTTTCCGGAAGCCTAGCTAATTCCAGTGCTTGTGTAGCGTCAGCTCTTAGAGGTATAGCCGGATTAGATAAGGATGGAAATAAAAAATCAGCTGAAGGGTTAGCAGCACTAGGACAGATAGCTAGAGCCCTGGGCGGTATATCATCAGCCGTTAACACAGGAGTTGCTATGAATGTTATAGCAACAACTGATCAAATCAAAAAAAATGCCTTTGACAAAGAAGCCACACAGCAGGCATTGGCCAGAAATAATCTTCCTACGGTGACTGTTACACAGACTAATTTTTTACAAACTGTTCAAACAACTATTACTGAAGGCGGTAGTATGTTTGCTCAGGCTCAAGCAGTCGGGTTGGTAAATTCTACTGCTTCTGCTGCGATTAGTGGAGCAGCTTCATGGGCATATGATTTATTACCGAATGGTTCCACTATAATTAACTGGGCTAAAGGACTAGTTCCTGCTTCGGCACCGACAAGTGATCCTACAGGAAATGTTGAAAGAAACAAGACTGAGGTCGAATTAGCTAAACCAATATGGACATAATCAATGAGTGGAAAAGCACCAGCTAGAATACAAAATGATGCCGCAGAATCTGTTATAGTGTCGGGATCTCTAGATGTTATTTTAGATTACAATGGAATAGCCTTTGAAGGTTCTATTACAGCTTTCGGAAATTCTATAGTAACATCGTCTCGTAGCGTGTTAGTTAACGGTAAAGGTATAGCTAGAGAATCTGATCTTACAGCACAAGGGTTAGCTATAAGAACTGGATTTCAAGACGTCTGTGTAGGTGATTAATGAAAAAATTATTTTGGAACACACTAGGTTTTCTATCACTAGGAATGGCCTATCTAGGAGTCATCACTCCGGGACTACCGTATAGTCCTTTTGTAGTATTTTCAGCGTACTGTTTTAGCAAAGGCAGTGAACGCATGCATCGTTGGATCTACAATCATAAAATCTTTGGACCGTTCTTAACTAACTGGAACACTAAGCGTGTATTTCCTACGAAGATGAAATACTTTATGATAGTGATGATGTCTTCCAGTTTGATCATAATGTATTTTACTGGAGTAAAACCTATAGGTATAATCAGCACCGCAGTGTTTATGGCATTAGTGGCTACATGGGCCTGGCGTTATCCAGGATCTGTAGAAGAATGGAATAGACGCAAGGATAATAATCAAAAGATAGGTTGGTTTAAATGACCTATAAGATGCACAATCTGTTTCCTATTCCTGTCTATCAGACATCGATCATCGGACCCGACCCTATCATGGAGAAGATTTTGATCAACTCCGAGTTTAGTCATTTCGATGATAAATCCCCTACGCATCTCGAAACACCTAAAAGACATCTGTTAGATCAACCGCAGTTTGCTTCTCTAAAAAAACAGATACAAGAAAAGGTAGACGAGTATGTTTACGAAGTACTAGGTGTTACTAGAAAACAGCAATGGGTGATCACTACTAGCTGGTTGAATAAATCTATGCCCGGGGGGTATCATACCACACATTGGCACAGCAACAGTATGATCAGCGGTACTTATTATCTTAAAACAAATCCAAAATCAGGTGCGATATGTTTTCACAAGGACAGAGGACATACTAATCTTTGGCGTGACACTCTCTGTATCGATTTCGACAAGACCACAGAATATAACACAGACTGTGCTATCAATCCCAACGATAATGATCTATTATTATTTCCTTCAATTCTTAATCACAGTGTACTAACTAATACGTCCAACCAAGATCGTTACAGTTTGGCATTCAATGTATGGCCTAGGGGCATCATAGGAGAGGGCGGCAACAGCGAATTAATCCTATGAACTTTCAAGTCACTCCTTTATTTGCTATTCCTTTATATCAAACTCAATTAGACAAACTTTCAACGCAAGAACACGATTTTATCCTAGGCCTAGACTATGAGCGTATGCCGGCAGATAACGGAGATTATACCACTGACAGATATGTGTTAGAAAAACCCGAACTGTTCTTATTAAAAGAACGTATACAGCAGGGAATAGAACATTTTGTCTATGAAGTATTAGATTGTTCTAGAGATGTGGTTTTTGAAATACAGAACAGTTGGATCAACCGGCACGGAAAAGCAGACTTTGCGGGCACACATAGACATTCGAATAGTGTGATCAGCGGAGTATATTATATAGACGTAGATCAACACAGTGGTGCTATAGTATTTGAAAAAGATAAGAGTTATTATAATCTGTGGCCCAATGTTATCGATATAGAATTCAATTATCGTACACACGAAGACCAAAGTAGATTGAATATTTTTAACGCAGACGGTTGGGGAATATATCCAAAGTCCAACGAACTCATCCTATTTCCTAGCCATCTATATCACGGTGTTGGGGAAAATCATTCCAATATTATACGTTATAGTCTAGCATTCAATGTATTTCCTAGAGGTAATCTAGGAGGAAAATTAAACACTCTCAAAATTTAGTTGACATTTTTGGTTAAAGATGTTTAAATAACTGTATTGCTGTACAAAGCAAAAAGGACAATCATGACAGATTTAAAAAAGTTTCTAGATATCGTTGACGAAAACGATACACCTATGGATGCTTCTAGGATCGATGGACGCGAAGGTAATAGAGATACTCTTCGCAAGCAGATCTTTAATTACATAGATGATGCTCACGAAGCCATGGATGCGGGTGATTTGGAAAAAGCACATGAATACATCAGCTATGTCTATGAGCTGGTTGACGACAATCTGTAAAGGTAGTATACTGTAAGTTATTGCTGTATGAAGCAAAGAGAAAAGTGTTCTGGACGCGGGTTCGATTCCCGCCCGGTCCACCATAAAGGAGATTAGCATGGATGACCTAACTAACCTAGGAATAGGTGTAATAGTAGTCCTAGTAGTTTTTGCAATAGTCCTTTTATGATGGGCCGGACCTGGTTTCGACAGGGCAAAGAGTAACAGAGTGGACAGCAGGGTAGGCGATGACCCTAAATCAAGCAAATCTATAACTGCAAACGCAGCTAATGACGAGGTTTACGCTCTAGCAGCCTAAACTTCCGGGGCAACTATGCCTTGTAACCAAAAATAGTAAAGTGGTCTTCGGACCACTTTTTCTTTATCACAATCAGCAAGTTAATATATAAATGTCCTAGACAAACACTCAGTAACGTTATTGAAATTTCCTATAAGCGTCATTAAAAAATATTTAGGAAAAATCTATTGATTTTGTATTTTAATAGGATATATAATACACATATACAACACAGGTTGTTAAGTTTTCAAAACACACACTAAGGAGATTTAAATGAAAACAGTTGGACATAAACTTGATCCGTTCGTAGTAACAGGTGTTAAACCTGGTCAGCCTAGTGATGCGTTCTTCGACATCACAGAAAAATCTTTTGAAGGTAAATGGAAAGTTATCGTTTATTACCCAAAAGATTTTACATTCGTATGCCCAACAGAAATCGTTGCCTACGACAAGTTAACCAAAGACTTTGAAGATCGTGATGCTGTTCTACTCACAGGTTCGACAGACAACGAATTCTGTAAAGTAAGTTGGCAAAATGCTCACAGCGATCTAAAGAATATCAAACACTTCCAGTTCGCTGATACACAGCGTAACGAATTGAGTTTGATCGATCAACTAGGCGTATTCTACGCACCAGCTGGTGCCGCTCTACGTGCTACATTCATCGTTGATCCTAACAACGAAATTCAGCATGTTACTGTAAACAACTTGAACGTTGGTCGTTCACCAGAAGAAACTCTGCGTGTTCTAGATGCTCTACAAACTGGCGAACTCTGTGCTTGTAACCGCACAGTAGGCGGCGAAACACTAAAGGTGTAACATGATAGACTGTATGATCATAGGAGACAGCATTGCTGTAGGAACTTCGACTGCCCGACCCGAGTGTGTAAGTTACTCTCGCGGGGGTTGGAATAGTTGGCAATGGAACAAAGATTACTTGTCTCGAGCATCTGAAAAACCAGCTAAGACTTTGATCATCAGTCTAGGTGCCAATGACCACAAGGGTGTTAAAACTGAACAGGAACTGAGAAAGATGCGAGCAGCCGTAAAGGCAGATCGAGTCTTTTGGATTGATCCTGGTCAAGATCGTAAACCTGTACCTCACGAAGCTATCCAAAGAATAGCCAAAGAGTATGGGGATACGATCATCGCCCGACCTCAGGGTCATATGAGCAGTGATGGAATCCATCCTACAGGACGAGGATATAAAATTTTAGGAGAACAGACACGATGACACAGTGGGTAGATCAAATTAAAGAAACTATTCCAGATTACGCCAAGGATACTAAACTTAATATTGATGCGGTAATCAAACGTAGTACACTGGATCCAATAGAAGCAGAAGCAGTAGCAGTGGCGGCAGCGTTTGCCACAGGCAATTCAAAACTATGGACTTGGATACAGGCTCAAGCCGCAGATCAAAAAGAAGCCGAAGCTGCAGTCACAGCCGCTAGTCTAATGGCTATGAACAATGTCTGGTATCCATTTGTCGAAATGGCTGAAGATCCAAATTTAGCCGGATTGCCAGCACAGTTGAGGATGAACGCCATTGCCACACACGGCGGTACAACTAAAGGTCGATTCGAAGCATATAGTTTGGCTGCTTCGATCGTTGGTAAATGTCATTTCTGCGTTAAGGCACACTATGACACACTCAAGAAGGAAGGCTACACAGTAGAACAACTTCGTGACATTGGACGCATTGCCGCAGTGATCACTAGCGTTGCTAGGGTACTGAATAGTTAATAAATACTTGTAACTGATCTGTAATCTTTGACACAGTTTAGAGCGATAAATATTGGTATGACAGCCAAGACTTATCGCTCTATTTTTATCTCTGATGTTCACTTAGGTACTAGAGACTGTAAGGCAGAACAACTCAATAACTTTCTTAAACACAACACCTGCGAAACTCTCTACTTAGTAGGAGATATCATAGACGCATGGCGTATTCAACAGAACAAGTGGCGATGGAAACAAAGTCATACCAATGTAGTCCGCCGTGTATTAGGTCATGCCAAGCGAGGTACCCGAGTTATCTATGTTGCTGGCAATCACGATGAGTTTCTAAGACCTTTAATGCCCTACGGTATTAACTTTGGCAATATTGAAGTTGTCAATCAAATAGAACACGTGGGTATAGATACCAAACATTATCTCGTAGTTCACGGCGATCTATTTGACGGGATTACTAGACTAGCACCGTGGATATCTTTCTTAGGTGACAAGGCCTATGATTTTGTTCTTAATTTAAATAATAAATTTAATTGGCTGCGACACCGTATGGGATTTGGCTACTGGAGTTTAAGCAAGTATCTCAAGGTTAAAGTTAAGAAAGCAGTGGATTTTATATTTCAATTTGAACGTAACTTAGCCGCGTACTGTAAGAAGCGTGGTTTCGATGGTGTAATCTGTGGACATATACATCACGCAGAGATCAAAGACATAGACGGTATAATATACATGAATGACGGCGACTGGGTAGAATCAATGACCGCACTGGTAGAACATCATAACGGTCACTGGGAAATCGTAACATGGACCAAGGAGCGAGACGATGTGGCTGATGATATTGATAGCGGTACACATAAACAATCCGCAAGACGTACCAGGAAGAATAATGCTACAGTTCCAAACACAACAACAGTGTGAACAGACATTAAGGACTATGACCTATTGGTTAAAGTTTGATTCATTTAAGGTAGAAGGCAAATGTCTAAAAGACTAAGTGAACTTATTACTATCGTAGTTCCCTGTAAGAACGAAGAACAATACATACATCGATTAATAGATGATCTAAGATTCCAAAGTCTTGAAGGTGCTAAGATTATCATAGCCGACTGTTCCACTGATCGTACTAGAGAAGTTATTCGAGAACACAGTTCTGGAATGAATATAGAGATCATTGAAGGTGGTCCTGTAGCAGTGGCAAGAAACCGTGCGGCTCGACTAGTCACTACTCCTTACATACTGTTTATAGATGCTGATGTTAGATTTTTTAGTCATCACACTATACAGGATGCTGTCAACGAACTGGAACAATACGATCTAGATCTTGTGGGACTAAACGCCAAGTGCTACGACGACGATATTAGAGCACAGATTGGATTTAAGATTTTCAATTTAATAAATCATGTACTGAAATATTTCTCACCTTTTGCTGTGGGTGCGTTCATGCTTACCCGCAGAAGCAAGTTTGAAGAGTTGGGCAGATTCCCTGAACAGTTTTCTACCTCCGAGGACTTCTTCTTGTCTAGGATGTACGATCCTAAAAAGTTTAAAATCGTGGATCACTATTTTGGTCAGGACAGTCGTAGATTTAAAAAGATGGGCTACTTTGGTATGGCTTGGTATTTGATTAAGAACTTTTGGAATCGTAACAATCAGGCATACTGGGATCGTATAGATAACAGCAAGTATTGGAGTTAAGTTAAAATCGGGTACAAGATATGGTACCGCTGGAATCCGTAACCAGTCATTAATAACGCTAGATTCTTTTAATGATTTTCAGTATGACTTTCAGAGCGATTTCGTCATATAATAGTGATACATACTGTTGCAATACAAGTATGTTTTATTGTTAACAAGGAGAACTATTATGAAATGGACAACACCAACAGCAACTGATATGCGTTTCGGATTTGAAGTTACAATGTATGTAATGAATCGCTAATCGACGCAATATTCAAAAAGCCCACCTTAGGTGGGCTTTTTCTTGACAACTTATACAAAGATGTTATACTAATGTATCAGTAACAGTTTTGGAGATACATTTTGAGTATGCATTTAGAAGGCCCGTGGCTCAGTACCACAGGCAAGAAAAAAGGCAAACAGAAGTTTCGAAATGCTGAACAGGCACGCAAAGCCCGCCAATTGGCTGAAGATTGGCAGAACCTATTGAAGCGTCATAACATCACGCCTACTAAGAAGAAAACTAAATTTGAAACATACAAACCTCGCGAAGAAGCATATCGTCGAGAAACTCCGCATATACCTAGTTTGGATCCTACTAATATGGCACCTTGCCTCAAGACGCCAAACAAAGTATATACTGGTACTAAAGTAAAAGGTATCGGTACTATGCACAAGTCTAACGCTGTGCCAATTTTTTCCGACGAAGAAGCAATTGATATTTCTAAGATGAGGAGGTAGTGTGAACAAAGAACTTGTACAGATGTCTTTTAGTCGTTATTACAGAAATGAATTGTTTACCTTAGAGGAGGCAATAGATTTTTTGTGGCAAAGAAATTTAATCAACGTAGGGGAACTGGCAGAACATGCTATTTCACGTAACGGAAATTTAAAAAAACAAAACAAATGCCAAAAAGGTTATGATTTTGACGATAAAAGTGACAGCAAGTACACTCAGGTCTATCATTATAAAAGTGCGTCTTATGCTACTGTGGCCGGAATAAAAAATAAAATAGGCACACTTCGCGTTATGGTTCACGAACCTGTAACTAACAAGAATTACTACTTCAAGGTTCCTTACAAAGTATATAAGCCATATACCAATGCCGCCGGTGGCGACTCCTTAAAGATTTGGTTTGACAGAAATGGTCATCCAAGATCCCCCACGCAAAATAAAAGACCAGACTTGTGGAAATACAAGTGTTCTAAAACCGAATGGGCAAATTAGCACAAAAAAACGTCGATAATTACCGGTTTTCATGCTATAATAGAGAAATGAAGCTATATAAAAATACGTTTCGCAAAGAAACTAAGATAGTTGAACCCGAGTATTCACAAGATGAAAAGGTTCCGCGAGTCTTGGCCTATGAGAAACCCGTGAGATTCGGGCGGTCAAGGCTCCAAAGGCACATGAGTTATGAGATCATGCGTCCAATGGAGACAAC